CCTCCCCGCCGTTCTCACTTTCTGGAATCAAGAAAATGCTCGTTCAAGTTGGCGGATCGTCGGTTGAGGTGCGGTGCGAGGCGATCCTGAGCGGGCCACGCTTCGGCCCGCTGATCAACATCTTTGGCTTCATCGAAGCGATGATGCCGTTGCACATCCGCCCGACGCTTGGGCAGGGTGCGTTCTGGAGTCAAGTGCTCACGCGGATGCTGGAGAAGTTTGAGCCGACCACGGAATACATCATCACGCTGGACATGGATTCCTTCGTGAGCCGCGAGAACATCGAGCATCTGTTCGCGCTTGCCATGACTTTCCAGTGCGATGCACTCGCGCCAATCCAAACCAAACGCGAGGACGGCAGGCCGATGCTCACGCTGCTGGACACGCTCGACAACCCGCCCGAAGGCGGCGTGACGCAAGTGCCGAAAGAGTGGTTTGGTCACCCGGTGCAGCAAGTGGACACCGCTCACTTCGGCTGCACGATCATCTCGACCGCCGCCCTGCGACGCATGGCGAAGCCGTGGTTTCACGAGCAGCCCGGCCCTGACGGACGGTGGGACGAAGGAAGGACAGACTCCGACATCTCGTTCTGGAGGCAGTTCAAGGCGTGCGGCAATCGCCTCTACATCACGCCGCGAGTGGCAATCGGCCACGGCGAGTACGTCATCACATGGCCGAGTCAGGAACTCGGGAAGCCCGTGTTCCAATACTGCAACGAGTGGCAGGAAACCCGCAAGCCGCCAGCCTCTGCATGGAAGGTAGAGTAAAGCATGAAAATACGGATGCTCCGACCCTACGGTGCGTACAAGGCTGGCGAAGTCCTCGACCTCCCGCAGCGGGTGGCCGAGGGGCTGATTGCGTGGGAGTACGCAGCGGCGACGAGAGACCAGCAACAGACGTTGATTGAGACAGCGAGTGTCGAGCCCGTGGCCGAGAAGGCCGACGCCAATCCAAGGAGACGCCGACAATGAGACGCTACCGCAGCCTCAAGCGGCTGGTCGCCCCGGCTGCGGAACCGGTCACTCTTGCGGAAGCCAAGAGGCATCTTCGCGTTGATACGAATGATGAAGATTCCCTGATCTCGCACTACATCACTACGGCCCGCGAGTGGTGCGAGGACTATCTTGATCGGGCACTGGTGACGCAGCAGTTGCTCATGCGGCTGGATGCGTTCCCTGACGAGATTGAACTGCCACGTCCCCCGATGGCGACGGCTGGCACAGCCACGGCGGTGTCGATCACTTACACGACCGGCGACTCACTGGCGACCGCGACGCTTGCCACGACCGAGTACCGCGTGGATCGCGATGCGACGCCGGGCGTGATCCGCAACGTCTACAACGGCTCGTGGCCTTCGCATCTTCTCGACCAGAACTCGGTATCGGTCACATGGTGGGCAGGCTACGGCAGTGCTGCCAGCGTGCCGCAACGTGCCAAGACGGCCCTGCTCATGTGTGTCCACGAAATCTATGAGAAGCGTGGCGGCGGCGAGATGCCCGATGCCGCCAAGCGGCTGCTCGACTCTATCGCCTGGGGGTCATACACATGACGCTCGACGGGCGGGTGAACGTGGACGTGCTGTTCCACGACAAGAACGGCACGTCCTCGATCAAGGTCGTGACGCTAAACCAATCTCAGGAATACCCTGACGGCAAGGTGGCTGTGGTAACGGGAACGGCTGGAACGGCGGCTGTGAACTTCGGCTCCATAGGGCAAACGACCTACCGAAATGCGGCAGGCCAAGCGGTACTGATGGACTCCGTGGAGCGAGTGATCTTCACATGGAGCGGAGACTACCCGAGAGCCCTCGATGACTACGGCGACAATCAGTTCTATATGCAGTCGGTTAGAGGGATGCCCGCCGTGACGTACTACCCGGCGTTTATTCCGACGTTGCGGATGGGTGCTGGAGTTGGCACGGGTACATACAAGATCATCCTTTGCGAGACTTTCAACCCGTGAGCATCGAAGGCCGCATTAGCGTTGACGCGACGTTTCATGACAAAGACGGTGACGAGTCGCTGAACGTCGTGAGCCTGAGTGCATCGCGTGAGTACCTGACGGGCACGGTGGCTGTGGTCACCGGCACTGTTGGAGCGTCAAACCAAACTTTCCTGACTGACCCTTCAACGTACAGAAACGCTGCTGGTTCAATCGTCTCGTTTGAAAACGGCGTGAGCGTGATTGCGTTCATCTGTTCCGCTGAGGCGCAGTTGTCGGAGGTGTCTGGTTCGGCATATTCCCGCGTCATCGCCAATACGCCTGTCGTGCTGCATCCAGAGCAAAGCGGCATCGACGGCTTTACCATCCGAACCAACAGCGGGACAGCAACCTACACGGCGGTGATGTATGGCCCTTGATGCCGGGACACTTCGCGAGCGAGTGACGGTGCAGCAGGCGACCGAGACGCGGAACCGCCTCGGAGAATCTATCTCCGAGTGGGCGACGTTCGCAGAAGTGTGGGCTAGCGTGAACGGTGTGTCGGCTCGCGAGTACCTTCTGGCAGGCCAGCAACAGATAGACCTTTCGCACCGCGTGAAGATGCGATACCTCACGGGGCTCACGTCGAAGATGAGACTGTCGTGGCGTGGTCGCACGCTTGAAATCATCTCAATCCTTGAGCACGAGAACCGCAGCATTCACGAACTGATCTGCCAGGAGGTGCAGTGATGGCCGTCGCCGGAATCAAGTTAAAACTCAGCACCACAGAGTTCGCCGACCTCGTGCGGCAGATTGGCACGTTCCTCCCGCCGCCGAAGGCTACGAACGTGCTCGCACCGATCATCCGCAAGGCCATCAAGCCGACCGAGAACTACTTGCGGTACATCACGCCGGTCGGGCCAACAGGGAACCTCAAGCGTGCGGTGACCAGCAAGGTTGTCCCATACAAGCAAGATGGCGTCGCGGTCGGCATCGTGGGATACACGCGTGCTGGCAGAGGGCCAGCACGCAGTGCTGCGGGCGGGAAAGTGCGGGCTGGCAAAGACCGTGCGTTTCATCAATGGTGGCTGGAGTACGGCACCGACGAGCGGAAGATCACGGAAGCCAAGCCGCGAGTCTATGCTAGAAAAAGTCCGACCGCTCCGTTCTTGCGTACTAGGGGTGCCTCTGTATCCCATCAGGTTCGCCCGCACACTCGGACTCGCAACGGCAAGTCTTATCAGGTCAAGGGCTTCTCTAGGGTCAGGGACTCGGCTGTTACGGAAACCGTCAGCGGCAAAGGCGTGCTGCACACGGTGCAGGAGCAGACGCCGACCTACATTGCTTCGTCGTTCAACGAGCTCGGGCCGTTCTCTATCATCAAGTCGACAGGGCGAGACGGGCGGGTGGAAACCGATCCCGCCTACCCTCGGGCTTTTTTCCGCAAGTCAAAGACGCCGATCATCATCCCCGCAGTGCAGGCTGGCGGCTCTACCGGGATGCCGCCGCTCAGCACCGCGTGGGAACAGACTCAAGCGGTCGTGGCCGAATCGCTACGCCGTGACCTTACCCTGACGCTCGAGCAGGCGTGGGCCGCCCTGCGGTACAGGGATTCCGGAACCGTCAGCGGTACGGACACGCTCTAGCCTGCAAGGGGAAAGGCTTCTTCTGGCATAGTGCGGTATGCCACTCAAGAGCCCCGAGCAAGGCCTCGCTACCGTCCTTGTGTCCGATCCTGCGGTTGCGGCTGCGGTTGGTACGCGGGTGTATCCCGTCATCGCTCCAGCGACCGCTACCCTGCCGTTCGCAACGTGGCGAAGGTCCGGAGTCCAGCGGACGCATACGCTTTCCGGGCCGATGGGTATGCCTACCGTCGTGCTGTCGATTGACCTTTACGCCGAGACCTACGAGGCAGTAAGAGACCTCGCGGATCGTGTTCGGCGTGCTCTGGATGGGTACGGGGGTTCTCCATCAGACTCGGTATTAGTGGACAACGTAAGCCTTGACAACGAGGCCGACGGGTTCATCCAGTTGGCTGGCGGCGATATGCCTCCGGTCTACAGTGTGACGCAGACGTACTCAATCATGTGGCAGGAGATATAGCACACCATGTCGATCACGACTCCACACGCAGGGACAGGCACGACGCTGCGGCTCGG